GATGCTCTGATGAGAAGGAACAGTCCCTGGCGATTGATCAATCGATGCATCATTTGTGGCTCCAAGCTGAAGTTCTTACCTAGTCCTAAAAAAGATGCGCTTGAGTATGAGGGCGCTATGGTGTGTGAGCACAATCATCGGCGCTTCTGCGTCTTCGGAGTATACAACTCAGAAGGTGACTGGGAGACGCGGTTCTATTTCCCGAGAAAGCCAATATCATGACAAACGTCGAGAACACGACCGGTCTTTCGCGATCGTATTTCTATCGGCGATTGGCCGATGCGATGCGGGAAGTCGTCGATCGCGACTACACGGTGTACGAAGAGCAGGAGTATGACGTGGCGACAGATAGAAGACTGCGTGTGAATATCCAGGACTCATTGAATCGTCTCAAGTTCTGTCCCGCATGCGGTCAGCAGCTCGAAACGTACGAGGACTGCCCTCAAAATCGTAATTGTGAGCATGGCGAGTTCTCTGTTACTGACATCTGGGACGACGGAGAACTCGCATTCCAGTTCATTTTGTTTCCGGTCGACAGTGAATGACCGAACTCTACGAGCACCAAAAACTTGCCTTGAGGAAGCTTTCTAACGGCAAGATCCTCTGGGGTGGGGTGGGCTCAGGTAAGACGAGAGTCGCTGTCGAATATTACTTGCTACGAGAGGCACCACGACATGTCTACGTCATCACTACAGCGAGAAAACGCGATGACTTTGACTGGCAGCGCGAGTTCTATGAGCATGGGGTTGGTCCTGTCACGGGCCCGAACTATGGACCAAATCATCGAGCTCTACCTGGGCGGGTACATCAGTCTGGCGGTGGCGAAAGAGATGGCTCATCGCTGGGCCAAGGAAATCAGTCATCTGGTGCACTGGGAGAAGCTGCGAGCGACGCCCTTGAGGAGGGTGGGGTAGATGGTGCGGGTGGAAACGACAGGTCTGTGGAGGTGTCCCGACGTCTTGGACAACCGGGATTGTACCCATGGGTTCTCACTGTTGACTCCTGGCAGAACATCGGAAAGTACGCCGACGTCAAAGACGCCTTCTTCATCTTCGACGAACAAAGACTCGTCGGCGCGGGAGAGTGGTCTCAGAAGTTCCTGAGTCTTGCGAAAAAGAACCACTGGATTCTTCTGACCGCTACGCCTGGTGACACATGGATGGACTATATTTCCGTGTTCGTCGCCAACGGCTTCTACAAGAATCGTACTGAGTTCAAACGAGACCACGTTGTCTATAACACGTTCACCAAGTTCCCTAAGGTGGATCGGTACATCAACGTGGCTAAGCTGGCTCGGCATCGATCAGCGGTCTTGGTGCACATGCCCTTCGATCGGCACACTCGTCGGCGGCATGTAGAGGTGATGCTGGACTACGATCGAGACTTGTTGAATAGGGTCTTGAAAGAGCGTTGGCATGTGTATGAGGACCGTCCTTTGCGTGACGTGGGCGAAATGTTCATGGTCATGCGGAAGGTGGTTAACAGCGATCCCAGTCGTCTCGAGATGGTGAAGGAGCTATGGAAGAATCATCCGAAGCTGATCGTATTCTACAACTTCAACTTCGAACTCGAAGTTTTGAGAAACTTAGCGCTGTCGAGTGGGATGCTTTCCACCAGAGACTCGGAAAGCTCGCTTTCGACTTTGCCAATGCTGTTGCCGGATTTGTCGGCGACTCGAGGAACGTCAAACTCGAGGTTGAAATCGACGATGACCCGGGGTTTGAGAAACGAGACAAGACTATCACCTACACAGTCTTCCACGAAAGACGGTAATTCATGGGAGACGAAAAGCGGGCATACATCTCGGAACCAGACGATCGCGTCGATCTCAGCCTCGGCGAAGCTGATGAAAAGATCGTCAAGTACTTCCGAGAGAATCCACCAATCCGGCACAGTTTCGAAGACAGTCTCCGACTCGACGCGGACTGGGACAACGGAGGATGACTTGCTAACGTCATCCGAGAAACCATTATCGGAGATGACACCGGCGAACCTCAAGGTATTTTCAACGATCCCAAACAATCTGTTAAAACAATCCTCAAAGGACACATCTCCTTATCCCCCGAGCAATGGCAAACCGATGCCTGTCATTGGCGAGTGGAACGGTCACAAGCATCAGCCAGTCCCCACGAGCGACTGCTGGCTCTATCTGGTTCAGTACACCGCTGGAGCCGAAGCGTGGAATTGTGTCACAACCGATGCGATGGTGCTCTTCTCGCAGAACTATTCGTGGAAGATCATGGAGCAAGCGTACGGTCGAATCGACCGGCTTAACACGCCGTTCAACGACTTGTGGTACTACGGTTTCACGTCAGATTCGATGATCGACAAGGCCATTTCGAAGTCTCTGGCGACCAAAGAAGACTTCAACACGAGGAAGTATCGGAGCCTGTTTGAGAGCTGAAGACGGCCGAAAAATCCAAAAACTTAAGGAAAACTTAAGGTTGTGGATGAAGGCCAAAATAAAAACAGATACTGTATCGCAAAAAAAACACGATTTTCGATAGTCGCGTGTACACCCCCTACAAAAGCGACATAACGGTCAGTTTTCGGTAGTTTTCAGTTTTTCGAAAAAAGCTGCTTGAAAACAGATACCGTGTGGTAGATATGTCCGATTCTCGCTGTCACTTTTGCCGAAAAAAGTCAAAAAACTTTTTAAATATTATTCGCACGGTATCTAAAATATATAAGAATAGATACCGTGTGAGAAAAAATAAGAAAGTTTTCGGCATTTTTTCACAAGAATTGACAGGTCTCGACATAACGGACATTTCGTCAAGATGGCTCTCCTTTTACAAGACGTGCCCCCATTTACACAGCAAGTTAGGACCCATCATGGGACACAACGCGACGGCGCCAACATTGCAAGAACGTTGGGCTGAGATAAAGGACTTTCCCGGTTACTTAGTCAGTGATTGGGGGAGAGTCATGAACGCCGACACAGGTCGCTATTTGGCCTTATCCACGAAGCCTAACGGTCTCGTGATGGTTGGCCTCATGTGTAACCGCGGCCAGGCTAAGAGATCCCTCACTCTCCTGGTTGCCAACGCGTTCGTACCCCGACCGAACAACGACGAGTTTGATACGCCGATTAACCTTGACGGTGATCGAACGAACAACCATTACGACAATCTGATGTGGCGTCCGCTCTGGTTTGCTCGTCAGTACATGCGACAGTTCGACAACAACCACACGACCTACGATGCCCCGATTGAGGACGTGGAAACACATCAGCTCTATGCGAACTCGATATCCGCAGCCATCCATAACGGGTTGCTGGATCACGAGATCTGCTTGTCCATGCTGAACAACTCGTATGTCTGGCCTACAGGTCAGATCTTCCGCAAGGCAGTGACTCGGTAAAAATAGATACTGTAGCGCACGCAAAACATGGATTATAATAGGAGGGATAGAATAAGCCTTGTATTTCTTGCGTGAAAGGGCGATACATTGCCGAGAGAGAACGCTTATCAAGCAGGACTCATCAGGCGGATCTTGAAAAGGTTTCCTGGGTGTTTTGTTGAGAAGAGTGATTCTGGTCTTCGGCAAGGCATCCCTGATTTGAACGTCTTGTTTCCTGGTGGCTTTTGGGCCAAGTTGGAAGTAAAGGCGGATGAGAACGCTCCGCATCAGCCGAACCAAGAATACTACATTCGGATGTTCAGTGAGATGTGTTTTGCGGCGTTCATCTACCCTGAGAACGAAGAGGCTGTTCTAAGTGATCTTCAACAAGCACTCGAGGACTGCTGGGCTTCACGCCTTCCTTAGTCCGAGTACATATCACTGGCTGGATTACGACGAGGACAAGCTTCGCCGAGTATTCTTCTCACGACAAGAAGCGGTTCGTGGGACTGAATTACATGACTACGCGCAACGAGCGATCAAGCTCGGTATCAAGCAGGCTGACAACAGTACGACGTTGGGTATGTACATCAACGATTGTATCGGCTTCTTGATGACGCCCGAAGTTCCTCTCTTCTATTCGGACGATTGTTTCGGTACTGCTGATGCGCTTGGATTCCGCAGTAATACACTTCGCATCAGCGATCTCAAAACGGGGATTACCGAAGCCAGCATGCAACAGCTCAAGATCTATGCTGCGCTGTTCTGTTTCGAATACGAGTTCCCTCCCGACACGATCGATATTGTTCTGCGCATCTACCAGAACAATGCGATCGAAGAACTCATCATTGATCCGGCTGATTTGTACATGGTCATGGATCGAATCAAGACGCAAGCCAAGTTGATCCAATACCTCAGAGAGGAGGAGATGTAGTGGTCACGTTCTCGGAAGACGAACATCGCGGTTTTAGCGACGGCCCTCTTGTTATCGGTCCGGAACAAAGCTCCGAGATCATGCACTACGGCACTCCTCGTCACTCAGGCAGATATCCTTGGGGTTCGGGTCATAATGATCCGGTATCTCAACGTAACAAATCTCTTCTTGATACCGCCAACGATCTTCGTAAGCAAGGTCTAAGCGAGACCGACATTGCGCGTGGTTTGGGTATGACGACCACGCAGCTTCGCGATCTTCGTACCATTGCGCGTAACGAGGAACGCCAAGATCAGATTCACATGGCACAGAAGCTCAAAGAGAAAGGCATGTCCAACGGAGCCATCGCGGCTCAGATGCGACAAGCTGGCTATAAAGTTTCTGGCGAATCACAGGTTCGTGCGCTGTTGCAACCCAGTCAAGAGCGTAAGACTGCGGTTCTTGACAACGTTACATCAACGCTTCGTAAGGCTGTTGATGAGAAAGGCTATCTTGACGTTGGTTCTGGTGTTGAGTTCCAACTCGACACGACCAGCACTAAACTGCGTGCCTCGCTTCAGAATTTGAAGAATGAGGGCTACGTTGTACACGAAGTCAAGATCGAACAACTGGGTACGGGCAATCAGACAAATATGAAAGTCCTGGCTAAGCCAGGCACTACATGGTCTGATGTTCAGCGCAACCGCGCAAACATCAAGCAACTCACCGAGTATTCCGAAGATGGTGGTGTCACCTCTTTGGGAATTCATCCTCCGCTGTCGGTTAGTTCCAAACGTATCGGTATTCGGTACGAAGAGGATGGCGGCAGTGATGCAGACGGCGTGATCTACGTTCGTCCCGGCGTGAAGGACGTTTCGCTTGGTAAATCGCGGTATGCACAGGTTCGTATCATGGTGGACGGTACGCATTATCTAAAAGGCATGGCTGTCTACAAAGACGACCTGCCCGAAGGAACCGATCTCCAGTTCAACACGAACAAGAGAAACACCGGCAATAAGCTCGACGCAATGAAGCCTTTGAAGACCATCAAGGACACGGGCAAGATCGATGAGGATAATCCGTTCGGCGCTACCGTTCGTCAGATCGGTGAACGCGATTCTTCAGGAAAGATCACCAAACTGACCTCGGCGATGAATATCGTCAATGAGGAAGGCAAATGGGATGAGTGGTCTAAGAGTCTCTCGTCTCAGATGTTGTCCAAGCAAAAGCCCCCTTTGGCACGCGATCAGCTCGACATCGCGTATCAGAACAAGAAAGACGAGCTCGACGAGATCATGGGTCTTACCAACCCATCGGTCAAAAAGAAGTTGCTTGAAGCATATGCTGACGGTGCTGATGCATCGGCCGTACATCTTAAGGCAGCCGCACTACCGAGGCAGAAGACGCAGGTTCTGCTTCCTGTCACCGATATGAAGGAAGGCGAAGTCTACGCGCCTAACTTCCGTGACGGCGAACGTGTTGCACTCATTCGTTTCCCCCATGGAGGAACGTTTGAGATTCCTGAGTTGACGGTGAATAACCGTACGCCTGCTGCTAAGAAGTTGCTTGGTGATTCAAAAGATGCAATCGGTATTCACCCGAAGGTGGCCGAACGTCTATCGGGTGCTGATTTCGATGGTGACACCGTCCTCGTCATCCCAAACAATCAGGGCAAGGTCAAGTCTACTCGGCCTCTACAGGGTCTTCGTAACTTCGATCCTAAATCGTCATATCCTTATTACGAGGGTATGAAGGTAATGACGTCGCATGAGAAGGGTATGCAGATGGGGTTGGTTTCTAACCTCATCACTGACATGACCATTCGAGGCGCTCACGAGGATGAAATAGCTCGTGCTGTGCGTCATTCGATGGTGGTGATCGATGCCGAGAAACACAGTCTTGACTTCCGTAGATCAGCAGCTGATAACGGAATAGCGGCTCTGATGAAAGAATATCAGAACACAAGTCAAGGTGGCGCATCAACCCTCATCTCACGTGCTCGGTCGCCCAAGAATATCCTTGACCGGAAAGAAAGGCCTGCTGCTGAAGGCGGTCCAATCGATCCGAAGACCGGTAAGAAGGTCTTTGTAGATACCGGTAAATCCCGAACGTACGTGGATGTCAATGGAGCGCAGCATGTCGTTCTAAAGAAGATCCAGTCTACCAAACTGGCAGAAACAGACAATGCGCATACGTTGTCATCGGGTACGGTTATTGAGAAGGTCTACGCAGACCACTCGAATCGACTCAAGGCACTGGCTAATCAAGCACGTAAGGCCAGCCTCGGTATCAAGTCGAAGCCGTATTCCGCTTCAGCCAAGGCCGCATACATCCACGACGTGGAGTCATTGAACGCGAAAGTTAACCTGGCTCTTCGCAACGCCCCCCTTGAGAGACAAGCCCAGGTATTCGCTAACGCTACGGTCAGGCTGAAGATCCAAGCCGATCCAGATCTCAAGTCGCGAGACAACAAAGCGGAGCTCAAGCGCATGAAAGCGCAGGCTCTTGCTGCTGCCCGTATGCGAACGGGTGCTGAGAAGCAGAAGTTTGACATCTCTGACTCTGAATGGGCAGCCATTCAAGCAGGCGCAGTATTCTCGCACAAGCTAAATCAGATCCTTACGTATGCGGACTTGGATAGGGTCAAGGCCTTGGCCACACCCAAGACGCTACCTAAGATGTCGGCATCCCAGATAGGCAGAGCCAAGCGTCTACGTGATAGCGGCCATACATGGGCTGAGATTGCTGATGCTCTTGGCGTCTCGGTCTCTACCGTCCAACGAGAACTCAAAGGGGAAGGTGACTGATGGATCAGTACATGATCACTACTACAGACAATCCATTCAGCCCCGTTACCCAGTACGATGAGTGGGACGTATGGGACCGTGCACATGGCTACTGTTCGAATGCTTTGTTAGCTCGAGTCGTGCATACATCGACAGAGTTGTCTGATGCTGATCAAGCTCAGGCGATTCAGGATGCGATCGACGACATCGTGACAGAGAATCTGTCTGGTGTTCACACAAAGGCGAAGGCCGATGTGCTGTCAGCGCAGAGCTACTGAACTTGTTCCTTGACAACTACATAATAACTTAATTCAATCACCATGTCTTGTTTCTATTCGTTCAGCACTTGATTACTTCGGACTTTCAAGTTCTGAATTAAAATTGTCACACCGGGGGGAGGGTCCGCACAAATGGACCCCCCTCTGCAT